TTCCATTATTTACTCGTCCACCAAGCAATAAAAGAAAATATCGCTCCAATGGTAAATACGATACCGCCGATAAAGCCTTTGTAGCGCGTTTGCTCGGTTTTCATCTCGTCAAGCGCGGCTATGATAGCGTCTAGCTTTCTTCCTCTGTCATCAAACACTTCCTCTAGCGCATCAATGCGCTGTTCTACTTTAGCTAATCGGCAGGCTTCGTCAGGCATTTTTCACCTCAACCCAGTTAATTGTTGGTTCATCCCAGTAGTAGCGTTTGTCATCTTGCGGATAAGGCACAGGCGATTGCCATGACATGGTGCCGATGTCACCTACCCATGATGGATACGGTTTTCTTGCTTGATGTTCTGCTTGTTTATCTGCATCAAACTCTACTTGTGACAACACTTTTAAAACGCCAACAAGGCTTGTATCTGCGTCATCATCACACGTTCCATAAAGCAGCGGTGCTGTGATAAGTGACCCGTCAGGATTTGATGCAATAGGAAAATCAGATTCATTTTGAAAGACAAATTGAAAGCCTTTCACGTTTGGGAGTGCCGGTCCTGTACGCATTGGTGCTTCTGTGCAAAGAATACCTGTGTCTGCGTCGATGTTTGTTATTTGTATGTACATGATTTTATCCTATTTTGTTATACGGGTACTCTCCGAACAGCTCTGACGTAGAGACTATCGCTCTTAACGAAGTAGCTCTGAGCCCCATCGGAGAATCGCTGTTTCCATGCGAAGTAAGCATTGAAATCAGTAGAAGACCAATAGAAGACATCGGCAAACGCATTTGTTTCCCCAGTTCTAAAGCCAATACCCGCGCTTGTTTGAGCTGGTGAACCACTTGTGTAGGTTGTGCTAATAGGCTCTGGTGATACCGCATTATCATTTGAACCCGCTGAAGTATTGTTAGCGTCAGTAGTCGGTTTTAAGAAATAATACAGCACTTCTAGCTCGTTTTTAGCAGGTAGATACCAATCGCTATAACCACCTATTGTTAAGCCTTCAGCAAATACGGCAGCTTCATAGGCTGCACCGAGTGCTGCTTCTCCAGTAGTATTTGCAGGACCATCGATAACTGACGTAAACCCTGTCACCACACCATACGTTCCCCATGTTTTTCCTGTCGCTTCACCCGATGCTTTAGGTGCAACAATAAGATAATGTGTAGCGGTACCGCCACCACCTACTGCAATCTGTCCTGCATAAAAACCACCACCGTAGGCTTGACCTATAGTAGTAGGTGGTGCCACATAAGTTGGCCATACGCCTTGCTGTTTATATTGAGCTTGCTCACTCAAAGTCCACATACCTTTAGCAGAAGAAGTTGTAACAGTGGGAGGTGTTGCGGAAATAATCCCACCTGCATATCGCATTGACATAAAATACTCCTAAGAAGTAATGGCTTCGTAACTAGCTACCATTTCAATAGCGTTCGTTGTACCCGATGTCACGACAACAGACTGTGCTTCACCTACATAAAATGCAGTGGTTTTATCAGTGATAATGAGTGATGCGTTAGCAGGTACGGTGATTTGATAAGCTAAACGATAAGCCGTACCACCACCAGAAACTGCGCTATTAACAGAAACCGTAATAACTGCCGCTGTACCTGTGACGTTTGCTGCCACGATGTTATCAATTTTATTCACTGTACCCGCAGAAGGCGTTAATGCCGTCCACGTTGTAGCGGTGGTTGTGGTAGGTACTAAATAAGATGTATTGCCGTAAATCGATGTTACGTTAACTATATTTGGGTTTGCCATTTTATATATTCCTTAAAATCCAAAAATCATTGCCATTGCAATGGATTTGCCTGTTGTTACACTTGTTGTCCATGTAGGTGCAGCCGCACCATTTGACGTTAAGACTTGACCAGATGTACCCACAGCAAGCATAGCGGTTGTACCCGATGCCGTTTGATATGGAATTGTACCTGCGCTTCCAGATGCTAAGTTGGTTGCTGTTGTAGCTGTTGTAGCTGATGTCGCTGTTGTGGCTGTACTAGGTGAAATCTCAACAAAATCACTAACACTCCAAGTAACAATAGATGTTTTACCAGAGGCAATAGTAACCCCTGCAGTTGGACCTGCACCTACGATTTTAACTGACTGCGATGTAGATGTTGCATTGATAACTACATATGTTTTATTTGCTGCGGGGACTGTGATAGTCAATAAGCTTGCAGGAGCGCCTGTACACCGAATAATTTGATATTGCGATGAACCCGTAGAACCTGTCCCAGCTTGACTTAAATTTGCCCCCGTTGTTTTACTTAGCGTAACGGCTGTCAAAGTGCCACTAATAATCTGTGCCCCTGCAATAGCATCGTCTAAATAATCAGTGAGGTTATTATTAACTGTATCGCCCCATGTACCAGATTCTGTACCTGAAACGGGTTTAGCTAACCCTAAAAGTGTCGTGTAATTAACTGTCATGTTTTTAACCTGTTGTGTTAATTGAACCCCAGTTAGGGGTTTGGGCTGTATCTATAGTGCCCCAGTTAGCAGTTTGTATGGTAGATATATTACCCCAATTTGCAGTCTGTGTATCGTCAATTTGTTCCCAAAGCAGGCGACCTACAAAGGTACCTTCAGTTGCTATAAGCGTCTCAGTAATAAATACATTAGATGTACCATTTGGAAAATAAGTGTCCTCTGCAACACCTTGCGCTAATAAAGATACATTATACGTACTACCCGCTGCGCTATACTCATCGATACCTACTAGTGGTGCATCTAAGTAAGCATATAAATAAGCTGCTACCGCATAGCTATCCGATAAAGTAACGGTCTCTGTAATATCTACAGGTTTTGTGACATCTCCAGTAACATCTGCATTTGCTGTTAACGCTTCTTGGTATGCGGCAATATAAGATAGATTTACCAGATACCCATCTGTTGCAATTACGGTGTCTGACACCGCCACATAATATGTTGAACCTGATGCGGCATATAAATCAGCAGATATAACACTTTCAGAGAACGCCACATTATAGGTACTACCCGCTGCACTATATGCATCAGTTGAGGTTAAAGGCTCAACTACATAACCCATAATAGGTACTGTGCCTATTGTATAGTCGTCAGACGCCGTTGCGGTTTCAGTAATATCTAAATACGTATTAGACGAGAACTCATACACGTCATCAAGTGTGCCATATTCAACTACATTTACATCAAAGGGTGTACCATTATCAAACGTATCTGTTGCTGTCACGCTTTCTGTAAGCGTTAGCTGAGTGCCACTAATTGAGCTATATACGGTAGTGACAGGTGCAGATTCTGTAATTAACCCAGTTCGATTAAACGTATTAGTAAATTCATCTGTAGGTGTTGCTGTTTCTACAACTGGGGCTGATTGCGCTAATGCACCTACACTACTATCGGTTGCTGTTAAGTTTTCTGGTTGGTCTGCGCGTGATGTACCTATAGAAGCAAAGACATCATCTGTTGTTATTGTTTCTTCAATACTTCCAATATTACCCGATATACCGTCAACAGTAGAAGATGCGGTAACCGTCTCAACTACATCCACTCGGTTAATAGGCGTAGAGCCTGCATACGAATCAGAAGCTGTTACTGATTCAGAAACATCAGCACCATAATAAATTAAAGCACTAACACTATCACTTGCGGTAAGCGTTTCAAGAAGGTCAACTACTTTAAAGGTGCTGGGGACAATAGTAAGCCCAGCAATAGGCGCTTGCGCAAAAGCAGTGAAGCCAAATAAAGTTGCTACTTCATCAAATGGAGTCTGATAAACATCAGATGCAGTAACTGATTCAGATACTGAAACAGAATAATTAATACCACCAGAATAACTATCTGACGTAGTGAGTGACTCTGTTAAATAAGCGTGGTTATCGGTGCCAAGATATAAATCAGTAGCTGTCAGTGTCTCAGAAACACCAACAATAATAGTAATCGGACCACTATTGGGTAGCTGTGCAAATGGGTACTCTGCAAAAGCTAATAGCCCAAACATAAGCTTACGGTGCTACTGGAAAGTCTACAGTAAAAGGGAACCCTGCTTGCAAGGTAATGTCACGCAGTGATTGTCTATACACCGCCCATGCTAAATTATCAACTGGCGCATCAGCTAATTGTGTCCAATCTGACTGTGTGAGTAGCATATTGCGTTTATATCGTACTTCATTAGCTTTTTGTGTTTTTTCAACGTCTAGCTCATCTTGTGTTTTAGCTTCAACAATCACGTCAAACACTACACCGCCCTCAATATACGGCTCAACTGAGGTAAGTTTTTGTGTTTGTGAATGTGTTTTATCAGACTGTATTTGGTAAGCGTGACGCTCTTGCGCCCACATTAAATCAAGACCTTCTTGCGGAAACGATACGTTAGGAAACACCTCTGTATGCTCACCATGAGATAGGATTTGGTTGTTTTCAATTATGGCTATTTTCATGTTTTTATCCTATTGGAAGCGGGGCTGTTGGTGGTGTAAATGTAGCAGTGTATCTAGCAACGCCTTTTGTAATGCGTAAGTCATATATGTAACCGTTCCAAAAACCACTACCTGCAACATTACCCCCAACAGTTACATTAGATGTTGGACTATTCAATGCTTGAGTAATTGATACAGGTGTTCCTAAAACCCCA